TTTTTGGCTTGTTTGTTGCTCGGCCTATACCTACATCCCAGTCTTTAGAAATTGGATGTATTGCTAAGCTGTGGCTTCTTGCTATATTGTTTGCTTCTGTAGAATATAAGTTTAAGTATGCAGCATCGTTTGCAGTTGTCCAGATGCTAGCCGTTCCTATAACTGACCAGTCAATATTAAAATATAATAACATTCTAGAATTATATGTGTTTATTGTTTTTGACGATGAAACTATTTTATTTATTTCTAATATCTCACTACCGCCAGTGTTCATATATTTAGTATTCAAATCTGTCGCTGCTCCCGTGCCTTCGTATATTGTTGCGTCTTTGGATGCTGTTATGCTATATATCATCTTAATATCCCACTATTCTACCTTTGATGTCAGTGTCAGGATATTTTACTTCAAATATAGATGGATCCATTGCTGGATAAATAACTGCGTCTCTAGTCGCTCCTTTTATATCATATATATTTCCGCTATATCCTGCCTCAGAATCAAATTTGTTATATATTCTTAAATTCTTTACAGTCTGTACACCTTCTATTTTATCTAACTCTGTAGCTATTTTAGGTATTATTATAGGTTCATTTATTGACCAGTTGTCAGAATCAAATATACATTTTAGTTTGCTAATGCACCTAAACAATATTTCTTTATTTTGATAACCAGGTCTTGGTAAAATTGTAAAATCAACTCCTATGTTTACTACGTGAGCAACTTTTATATTTATAGCATCTGTCAGCATTCTATATTGAGATAGATATGTTTGTAGATTCTGCTTTGCCAATTCAGTTAGTGGTACACAGTTTTTATTTTTATCATATGCTAATGCATATAAATTTATTGCTAATGGATTTTTTACTTCGTGAGTACCTACAGTCTGCATCCAGTATTGTTCGTCTTTATCGAGATATGCTTTTGTTACAGAACCATATTTTGCTGGCATAGCATACACCCTTGCAATATAATCTTCTCTTGTCACTGCTCTGTTTTGAGATGCGTAGTGTGCTAAAGTATTCTGTCTTATTTCGTCTGTAGATTCTTTTGATCTACCTCCTACTGCAGGTTCTAAATTTATAACAGCTATTGAGTTTTGCACTACAGTTACCTTTCCTTGATCAAGTCCATCCGTATCTAGATAGTATGCAGTGTCATGCATATCTGACGCATTCCACTTTGTTATCTGTCTTGCTCCAACATTAGATTCCAAACCACCACCTTTTAAGTATTTTACATAAAGTGTATTGTCTGCTGGAGCTTGTCCGTAAGCTCTTGTGAACATTGTGTTTGTTGGATCGAAAGCTATGTCAACATAAGTTGTTCCATTCAAATAATTTGTAGATGTGTTTCCATAAGGAAGTTGCATTCCAATATTTTCTGGGTTAGGTACTATAACTTCGTCAGGCTGAGATGATATACCTGCACCGAACCACATTTCTGTATAGTCGTCAGCTCTTACATGAGTTGTAAATCTACGAGCAGTTCTTCTTAATTTTAGAATATATGGTGCGTCGTAATTGTATTGAGACATTGAAGGATCAGCACCCCAATTATTTATTACATCTTCGAATATGTTGTCTTGAGCCAAATATGGAACTTCGTACCATTTGTTGCCTGCTTCATCTCTTACATCAACTATACCAATTACATCTGTAGCATTTATTTTTATTTTGTCAAATTTCTTAGGGTCGGTAAATATAAACTCTTCAGTTTTTATTTCACCAGCAATTGCAGGTACATTCTTTTTTAATAAAAAATATTCAGGGTCACCATTTCCGTCAACTTTATATACCGTTGTTTCCCTAGGACTCTGCGGAGTGTCTACTGCAAAGTTAACTTGTTCTTGGGTCATGAATATTTCATTTTTAGAAGTCTTGCATTCTAGCCCTGATAGTATTTCCATAGCATAATTAAAGTCCGGCTGCATTGTTCCAGAATCTACAGGCACAACTTGATATACTGACATTTCAACTATAGCAGGAACAACTGGTTTTGTTGTATATCCAAGAGCTCTTGCAATGTCAATTATGTTTGTTCTTTCTTCTGCGTGTATAAGCAAGCTTTCTTTTAGCTGATTGTCGACATAGTATGATAATACATCTCCTACGTAAGCTGACATTTCTATAAACATCATACCTGGAGATGATTCGTTAAAGTCGTTGTATATGTCTGGGAAGTAATTTTTAGCGTAACTTACTAGATCATTTCTAAAATTACCAAAATCTTTGTTTAGATATTTTATATCCCTTGTTTGTTTCTTATCTAAGTTGCATTCATTTGCCATTATAAAGTTCCCACATTATTTATTGTAATTGTTTCCTTGTTCATACTATCATTAAACAGTGCAAATGTAATACTTATGTTTACTCTATTTTCGTTGTGTCTTGTCCTTGAAATATCTATGTCTAATATATTTACGTAAGACAACCATATTTCAACCTGCTTTATAATTCTGTCTTTAATTCTTGATAGCAAACTAGGTGTTATATTTTCAAACATAGAAGCCCATACATCACAACCAAACTCAGGGTGCATTACTCTTTCACCTCTGTTGGTTAGTACAAGATTTTTCAAGTTAGTTCTTGCTTGTTCAATTGTAGTATAAGAAAGTGCAAAGTCACCGTGTGAGTCAGATTTAGTTGAACCATGATAATCATCTATATTAGATAAATTAAGATCTGAAGATCCAGTTATTGCTACGCCTGCATCTGTATATGATACGTCGAATTTTGTAAACCCTCCTTTATCATTTGTAAGAGGTAGCGTCAAGCCTATAGCTATATCTTTTTCAAAATCTATTGGGTTATATCTAAATTCTTTTCTTGGTCTCATTACTTAAATCTTTTTACTAACTCTGAATAATCTCTAGTCAATGCTTTTGTCAATGCAGGATCTAACTTGCTAGTATCTACAGGTCTATTATTTATGTCCGTCATAGGTGAAGCTCCAGCTTGCATTCCTGAAAACTTTGCGCGTAGAGTGTTTGCGCTTACTTCGGGCCATGCATCGAACTCGCCGCTGTTTGCAGTTTCATTTAATATACTATTTAATGATGCGTTTTTAGTATATACCTTTTGTTTCTTTGCAGGTTTTGGGCCAACATTTGTTTTACCACCCTGCTCCATCAAAGTTAAAACTTCGTTAATCTCATTTTTAACCACAGATTTAACTTCCCGTTTTACAACCTCTCTGATAATCTTTACCAAATCTTTTTTTGTCATTTTGTGCTCCTATGCTTTATATTATATAAATATAAGAATATTTATTTTTTGGTTATATTATAGCCATGTCATAGGCGTTGGACCTGCATTATATATAATTATTGCCTTAGTATACCAATCATTTAGCATTACACCGCATGCATTCATCCAGGGTAAGTTAGAATCTTGATCTACACCATATGATTCTATGCTTTCGAACGGAGGCGGGCCTGGTGGTGGCGTTGCAACCCCTGTTGGTAAAAAGCCTGGAAGTATTGCAGCGGCTTGTGCTACGAAACTATTTTTTAAGCTAGTATACTTTGGCTCTCCAGATGTAGCTCCTAGCAGTATTCCTTTTTGAGTAACGTTGCCTAGTGCAAGCATAGTATTGGGTGGTATCAACCCAGCACAGCCGGCTTCCGTTGCATCAGCCCAACATGTTGCCCAAACCATAGGTGGGCCGGGTGGAGGCTTAGATTGTAATTGGCCTGGAATTGGTATTGGCTTCATAGTGTCGCCTTCAGCACCTTCTGACCAAGTAGAAGAACTAGCGTCTAGTTTTTCCTGCAACTTCATTACGAATGGCTGAACTAAGAATGGCATATTATTGCTGCATCTGCATTAGCTGGGCTTTTAACATTCCATATATTACAGCATTTATTGGAGGGCCTGAAGGTCCTGCTGGTGTTGGATGTATTTCCATAGTTAATTGATTTAGTGTTTCTAATAATATATCTGCAAGAGCTGTTACATCGAGCTTCCATTTTTTAGTAGATAAACTTATATTATTTTTTGCAGATATAAATACGCTGTCACTCTTTGCGTTGAATATAAGTCTATCTGAACTTATTATAACTTGCGGTTTATCCATGTATGTATTAAGGGGCTTGTGAGGCAATACAGGACCTGTGGGTACTGACACTGTCTCTGGTGCTTCTTTGCTAGCAAGTTTTATATCTATCTTCTGAGTACTAGTTAACATTACTGTTGACTTGTCTTTATTTATATCTTCTATCTTGGCGTCGTCTGCATATTGGTTTGTCAAAATCATAATGGGATCACCACTAGCCCCACCTCCAATTGACCATGTATCTTTTGTTTTCTGCCCTAGTTGAGATGAACCAAGTCTTATACCGTTGTCAAATCTACCTTGTAAAATTGTATCACCTTCAAATGGGTGTAGTTGAGGTGTAACCACTTCTTCAAATGTTTCACCTAATGTGTCGTTAATACCTTTGTCAGAATGATAACTAGCATTTGGTAGTGAATTCTCATTTTTCTCCCCATAAAGAGCTATTGTGTCTAACCAATAAAATGTAGAGTTTATTGGATTTGTTTGAGCTCCTAAACTCGAAGCTTTAACACATACTACTAATTCACCTAGAAGTGGTAGACACATATACTGCCTAGACAAAGGCCTTACCCAAACTGCTCCTGAGTCTGGACCAGAACTAAACTTGTGGCCGCCTCCTAAAGGCTTTACTCGCATAGAACCTAAAGATACGTCACCTTTATATGAAGGATGGTCGGCGTTTGTTATTACTTCTACTACCTCACCACACATTATATTACTCTGCTGCTGGGACTGATGTGAATCCCTTAGCTGTGTTTTCTGAACTCTATTTCTTGCCATCTATCTTCTATCCTCTACTTCTTCAACAGCTTCTAACAATTGCTTCTTCTCTTCTTCAGTTAGCAAAACACCAGATGCATCACCTCCAACTCTTGTCGTGGCTCTTTGTACAATTGCTGCCATCTTAATTAGATGTTCGTCATTTTTAACAGCTACTTCTAAGTACTCTTTTATTATAGGTACTAATACAGTTGCATCCCCCATATTTTTAATCATAGGCTGCAGCTGTTTTATTAAGTCGTTTATCTGAGCTTCTTTTTTAGCTGAATTATTATATATATCCTCCATAAGACCTGAAAATGTCTTGCCTTTGAATATTTCTTCTTCTACTTCTTTTTTATTTTCCATGTTGTATTCTCCTATTATATAAATATCAAGCATATACAAAACAAAAGACCTGGAGTCGTTAAACCCCAGGTCTTTTACTTATAATGAAACTTTTATTACTTCTTTACAAAGAATGACATTACTACAACTAATACTATAAGACCTACAAATCCACCTTCTCCCAGTGAATTTACAAGTGCTGTTAAGTTAGCTATAACGTCCATTCCAAATACTGAACCGCCTGTTAAGATTGTCCAAAGGATCGTTACTGGCAATACTGCCATCATGATAGTCATAAGACCACCAAAAAACCCTGTTACATATTTGATTACTGAATCCATAGTTTATCTCCTATTTTGTAATACTTGTTTTGTGGCACAATTGCCGACCTATCTGCGCGATGGTATAATATAATACTTAGAAATTAAGACCGAATCCTAAAGTAAGATTCGTAGTCTTTTCCTCTGTATTATAAACGATTTTTGGGTCAATATATATACCCCTGTGAATCGTGAACATTTTACCTAAACCAACGTTCATAGCGTCAGTACTTAAACCATTTGTTGCTACATATACAAAATATCCTTTTACAAAATATCTTGCGTGAAAATCCATTTCCATATCAACCGTCGAGTCAGCTTGAGCCACTGAAACGCCGACCATTAGATTTTCCATTACACCGTATCCAACAGTTGGACTGATAGCCCATTCTGTCCATGCGACATCTGCAACATCACCAGTTCCTACATACCAATCACCTTTTGATTGAGCTGTTGAAGCTAATGTTATAACTGCAAACATCATTGTTAAAATTAAATTTTTCATAAATTTTCCTCTTTTTTTTCTAATTAAATTATTGGTATTATTACCATCACCGCGCACGTCTGTTATCTATGTTTTCATAAATAACAAATTTTTCCTTAAATTCTTTTTTTATTATATTCACTACCTTAGATATATCCTGTGTTTTTTCATTGGTCATCTCTCGTATTAAAACATAAATAGCTTTCTTATTATATTTTTCTATATTTTCTCGTCTTCTAAATAATTCTAAAACAGCGTATGCTATTTTTTTATCAGACTGCTTGTTAAATCTTTTTTCTACACCATCCTCATATCGCTCTATGAATATATTCATAAAATCTTTAAGAGAAGTTCTTCTATCTTCATTTGTTATTTCAGCTGATATATTTCTATTTGCATCTACAGCAAGTAAGTCTGTTTTCTGCTTTAGCATTTTATATGCTTTGTTGTTAGTTTGTATACAATAGTTTTTTGCAACAATACTAAAATAAGAAAACGCTCTACCTTTATTTTCAGTATACTTGTTAAGTTTTTGAAGTAGAAATGCTATAACTTCATACTGCTTGTCTTCCGTTGAACCATCCATGTACGGAAACTTAAATCTATTTATTATATTTTGGCACAACTTCCAAACAGGATAGTGTATATGTTGAGAATATACTTTATTTCTTTTTACTACACTCTTTTCCTTGTTATATGCAACTATTGCTTTCTCTGCAATTGGTGTAAAGTACATTTTATTCTTTCGCTTTCTACCACGTCTTTTTATATTTGGATTTAAAAGTATATCTAACTCTTCTTGATATCTTGGTAGATTTTCATAAAAATCATCCACAGGACTTAGCTTTTTATTAGTCATTATCATTGCCCAGTTCTTCCACTATATCTTTTAATCCTTGAAACACATTACCTACTTCATCGTCTTTTTCAAAAGCTTCTCGTAAATCAATAGCTCTCATTGCTTCTATTGTTTCCCGTATACTTGCTTTCTGCTTGAAGTATTCAACATCCTGTTCTTCTATTACTTCTTCTAAGTCTTCTACCTTTCTCATTAAATTATATACAGCATATGACAATATTGCAGTTGTACATATAAAAAAATATCCTAATATTTCCATTATTTTTTATCTCCATCACCAAATAATCCAGCAAACATATCATTTACAGATTTATTTGCTGTAGCTGTATCTAAAGATTTCTTTTTATGAGTTGAGTTAGATGCCTTCTTTACCTCTCCGCCAACTTTGTTTATTTCACCTTCAATTTTAGAAGCCATTAAATCAGCTTGATGCAATACTAATGGCATGTTGGTCTTAAAATTTCTATCAGAATTGTAGTGCTTGTAATACTGAGTGTTTGCTTCATCATACAATCCGTCATGCACCATAATAGCTATCATTTCATTTTCAGATACTTTAATTCCAAAGTGCTGTAGTAACCATAAACTTCTATGTTGTACAGGCATCCAATTTAGTTCAGGGTTTAGATTCCAAAGTGATCCTTGATTTTTTCTATGCCACTCGCTTGGATTTGGTACATATAAATCATTTTCTAAATCACCATATTTTCCTAGATCATGATTTAGTGCAGCGAACATCAATTCTTCTTTAGTATATCCATCACAGCTAGATCCCATAGATTTCCAAAGCATATAAGTTTGTTCAGCACATCTAGCTACTCTTAATACGTGTTCAACATAACCACCTACAAACGCATTGTGATAGTTTATGTTTCCAGATGCTGGAGCAAACATCATTCTTTCCTGAAAGCTTTCGTACATTGCTTTAAGTTTGTCTTTTCTTTCGCCATCAAAATTGTCATCAATTATTTTAATTAAATCTTTCCAATTCTTAAGCAATATGTCTTCTGTTAAATTCATGAGTTCTCCTTTATTTGTTTTTCTACTTTATTCCAATAGCCAGCTGTTGCTGGTTTATTTATACCTCTTGGTCCGCCGTTCCAACATCTTGCAATTTCTTCTGCAGATATTAAGTTGTAGTGCTTGCAATATATATCAAACATGTTTATTGACTTTGATCTACACCATCTATCTTTGTAGTCAAACCTTTTTATTTTACCTTGACGCTTTAATATTCTGTTTACATCGTTTACCATACATTTTCTTATTTGTAAACAACCCACAGCGTCCTCACCTTTATGATATGCAGAATCATTGTCACTACTTTCAATTTGGATTATAGCTGATATAAGATTTCTACCTTTGTATGTTATATTAAAATCCCAAAGGCCTTTGTCCCATTCTAACGTATCTATCTCTCTCGAAAGACTATCAATCAATATAGACAAACTGTCGTTTGCATTTATGTTGTATTCTAGTTCGCGCTCCAGCTGTTCAATTTGTTTTTCGTAATCAGTTGTGAAAATCAAAAATAAAGTCACAGATGCGACTATAACGATAATTGTTTTGTATGTGTTCATTTAGTCAAATAAAAGTTTTAATTGGTTTGGGTTTCCTTTATCAACATCTTTTCCAAAATATTCTTCTATATTTTGTGTTGAATAACCTAGCGCTTGAGCTAGTCTCTTACAAGTTCTTTTATATTCTTGTATAGATAAGTCTGTCGGTATACTAAACTCAATTATTTGAGGTTCTTTAGATTTTATACCACGACTGTATGTTAGTTTGTCTAATGCCATTTCATATTTCTCCATGATTTGATTATATATACTAATATAACAAATTTTTCTTACATATAAAAATAACTAGCTGAAAAGTTTTGCAACCCATTGTTCTGTAACTTTACCATTCATAATTTTTGAATAGTTTTTTATTTTCTGCATAACTGCCTTCTTGTCTTTTTTCCAACGAAGGTCTTTTAATTCTTTTTTAAGTATATTTACTTTCAATGCAGCTTTCTGCATATATTCTTCTTTTTGCTTCTTTGTATATTTTAATTTCTTCTCTACAACTGTTTGGGATAATGTACCTTTCAGCTTTGGCTGTTCAACTCCTTTAAAATATACATTCCCGTTTTGATCTATGAATTCTGTCATGAAATGCCAACCTGAGGGTCTGCCTTTGTTTTTTCTAGTCTTCATATCAGGTGCATCACACATCTCTATAACACACTGATGACATGTCACTGCAATTGAATCCTCTGCTGTTGTTTCGAAAGCACCGCACAACTTGCATTCCATATACAGATAATCTCTGTCAGGATTCTGGCTCCATGTTGAACCTTTTCTATATTCTTTTATGTACTCTGTCATTTTTTATTCCCCTTTACTTTGTTTCGTATATTATTAAGTATACTTGACACAGAGTTTATTTTGTCTTCAAAACCACTAATGTTGCGCAAGCCTTTGATTACCTCACTGTTAAGTGACTCAAGTTTTTCTAAGCGGTTCATTCCAGATGTGTCTAAGCCTAAATCTTCAATTTCTTCTTTATGTTTTATTTTACTAAAAGCGAAGTTTGCTGCTACAACCAACGCAATTGCTAACGGATCGAACACAAAACATATTAGTAATAAGAACCAATTTACAACATTACTCATGTCTTTACCAGTTGTCTCGGCTAAGTATTTAAGAGGTCCTAATTCTCTCTCACTCTCATTAGATATTTCTTTGTTTAACAGCGCCAAATCAATTTTTGTAATTGAATCTAGCATTGCTTCTAGTTTTATATTTATATTTTCTCTATCTTTAATTGAAGTCTTCAATTCTGATTGTAATGCTTTTCTTGTAGAGCTAGAAGTTGTTGTAATTACTGTTTCAGAATTTTTGTCCCAATAAGATACAGTACCTGGTGTTGATAGAGATACTCTCAAATCTGATATTGATTTGTTTATTTGAGTCTTCTCAATTATCAAATCTTCTTTTGTTTCCTCAAATCTAATTTGTTTTTGACTAAGTATTGCAAGTGATTTATCAAGCAATTCCGATTTTGTTGCAGTTGATTGGTATGCTCCAGATAAAAATCCGTATATACCACCAGATGTTATTATCATCAACACAAAGCATGCTATTGCAAGATATGCTCTAAGAAATTTGTTAATAGTATCCCAGTATTGATATAATAAAGACGCTACTACTAGCTTTGCGAATTCTAAAGACCCTGCCATTATTATTACTTCAGTACTAGCTCCGGCAAACAATTTACTTAGTCCAAACACCGAATAGAATGCAGCAGAGCCAGAAACTGCAAGTGCAGATAGTGCTATTATTGTAGGAAAAAGCTTTTTCATCAATCCCAGTCAATCTTATTTATATTCTGTTGGCCATCATAGACAAGAGTATATAATATTTTATCTTCAATTTTCTTTGTTCTTATTTCCGTTTCTAATATACCAAAACTAAGTAACTGAAATTTTATTCTGTTTATCTTTGCAATGTCATAGTTGCTTATACATGTAAAATTATCTATAAAACTTATCACAACTTTATTTTCATAATCAATTTCTTCTTCGCTATCATATGTTTCATCAAGATTATATTTGTCATTTTCATTATACTCAGGCCATTTATAGTCAGATATATCCGCATCAAATCCTTCAAATGGAGGTATTAGAGTCTTACCTTCTACTAATCTCTCAATATAATATTCTTTTACTTTTGGATCTAGTTTTTTAACCCATTTTTCAAATACAATTAAATCATTGCTAAAAATATCTTTATCGTCGCTTGAAAGTATTGACCAAAATTCTTTTATAGTTATAATGTCATTGCGCTTTGACTTATTAACATCTTTGCTTTTTGTATTACTTTCTTTTCTTGTCTTTTCAGTTTCAGAAAAATGTTTTAATATATCAATCATTTTGTCTATCGAGTCTTCTTTTTGTTTCTTTGTAAGAGAAGATGATAATATATTTCCTGTAGTAACTCCTTCGTTTCTATCAGTGAATTTTTCTATTAACTTGTCTGAATATGTTATCTTAGGTATTAGTTTAGAAAGATTAGAGTCTAGCAGATTTTTTATTTCCTGACATTTTTCATACTCTTCTGTTTCTATATAATAATCTATAACGTCATTTAGCACATCTACCAACTCGCTTTCTTCAACCAAAATAGGATCATAAAGCATAAACACTTCTCTACCTGTGCCACCTAAATCTTCCAATTTAAGTTTGCCTGTAACAACAAGATATGTCGTTTCAAATGCTTTATCCAATCCAGCGTCTTCTGTCATAGTTCTTTCCATGTTTTTTTTAATTCCTCATACCTCCGAAGCTTAAACGGCATGCTTCTTCAACCGTTGGGTTTGGGTGCTTTATTAAGCCGCCATCGCCATTTCAACATGTTCGCCTGTTAATTGCGTTTGAACTTCCTTATATCCTTATCTCAATGTCAATATCCAAGTCACCCCCATATTATATCCTAATGAATATAGTTCTTCCATTTTCGCCTATATTATATCTAAATGAATATAGTCTACAGTGGAGGTGGAGGGAGTCGAACCCTCGTCCATTTGAGTAGCTAACATAAGTACTAGCGTTCAATTATAAATATCATATATATTACTGTTTTACAGCTTTTGCAGTATTCTTGTTATAAGATTTTCTTCTGTAGTATTTTTTAGTCTTTTTATCATGAGCTTCTTTTATCTGCTCCTTTAATAGACTGTTAACAAATACCTTATCATTAAGTAGATTGTTTATGCCTGTATATCTTCTTAGAAAATATATTGTAGCTACTAATGCTCCTACTAGTGTACCTAGTGTTAAACTTAATATTGTTTCCATAATTTTTACTCCTTTATTTTAATTTTTATAACCTTCCCAAGTACCTGAATTAGAATCTAACATACCTAGCCTTAAAGCTTTTCTGTAAGTACTTTGTGCTTCATGTAATTCTTCAATTAAGCGGTTAGTTTCTGAATGTGTCATTTCAAACTTTTTACCGTCTATATTTAAAGTACATATTAGTGGTTGATTAGACTCACCCTGAGGTTGTTTTGCTTTAGCACCTTTCATCAGTGTTGTACTAATTGTATTCCATAATTTACCAAATTTATTTGGATTGAATGGTTTTTTCTGATTATGCTTGATAGGTAATTTATTACCTGTACCAGATCTTTCTTTTAACATGTTTAATTTAGCAGTTAAGCTGCAAACTATTTATAGTGTCTACTCTATTCAGGATTTTCGACTTACTCCTTATTTTTGAATTATATAATTTAATTATTTATTATTTAATAATTTATTAGTATTTAATTATAGTATTTATTACTATTATTAGTTTTTTACTACTAATATATTAAAAAAAACCGACAAATGAAAATAATTATACAACTATTTTTACTTAAATATATACAGACCCTCTAACAGCTGAATCATGTACACTTCTATTAGATTTCTTTTGTATTCTACAGTCTCTTCCTTAGACATTATCTTTCCTATGTATTTACATACAGGGCTATCAGCAGGTGTTATTATAGCATCAGCTTTATATAAGTCAGTAACGCCTTTTGCTCCATAATTCTTGAATGCTCCAACTATTTTTTCTTTATCCATATATCTTTTATTAAATCCCATTTTTATTTTTCTTCAATTTGCTATTATTGTAATTCATATCAATATTTAGATATATTGCAGAAGCCTGTGAATTTCTTGCTTTACCTATCATGCGTGTTGGAGCTAATTCGGAATCCATTTTCTTACCGTGCCATACGCTGCCTTTATAGGGATCAACAGTCCATTTAACTTCTGTCCAGTGTTCTACAATAGAACCTTTGAATCTTATAAAAACTTCTTCAGCTAAATGTAGTCTTGCTTTAATTGCATTACCCCAACCAAAAGCGAGTTCTCTATAAGATGTATTATTTCTTTTATTTACATCCTCACTTCTCATTATATTTAATATAACGCCGCGTCTATTTTGTTTTCTAAATATATTGTTGACTTCTTCTTTATCAAAATCACCTTTATCTCCATGCAGCTTATCATATCTTTCAGCAAGCATACATATACCATGATGACCAGAAACGTCATTTAATAGACCATCAGGTATACCTAAAAGCGGCCGCCTTAGAACTAATTCTATTAACATTGCTTCAGCTTCATATGCAGCTTTACTAGTTGAGTGAGTTGAATGTATGAATTCTTGAAATTCGTTGTTTCGTAACCATATATTTTTTTTAGAATCACTATCATTCATAGAGTTTCTATGACTGTAAATCCTACTACTTTTACCTTTTCCTATATAGCAAAAAAGGCCATTACTATCTTGTAGTGAATATACATACCACTGTATTTTTCTTTCCGCTAACGGACTAAGCTTCTTCATGCTCTATTGATTTTATGTGATTGCAAAAATATAAAAGTCCTTCATTTTTAAGAATAGTGTCGCAATTAAAGTGTATTTTTAATATTTTCATATCTGGGTTTTTTAGCTGACTTTCTTGTATTGTTCTTTTAACAAAATACAGCTCATCACTTTTTGTATGTAATATCTTTCCCCTCACTTTTTACTTTTAGTATCTATAAAATAATAGTACAGAGACAGCACAGCAAACATTAATGCCATAAAAGGTATAAACCACCAAAAAGGCAATAATATAAAAAACCAGCTAATGTTTAATATATTAGTAATTTTCAATAATATCAAAATTATGCCTAATGAGTAATGCGGATATTCTTTAATTATTTTATTCATTATACTTCTCCATTAAGGAAATTCTTTTGAGAATCTATAGCTTCATCCAATTCAGATTTTGCTGGTTTTTTATCATATTTTTTACGCAATATATCTGTAGCTTTAAGACTAAATTCTTTATCTGCCATGCGAGCTGTCTTTTCTCTCTTAGAAATTCTAGCATCTGTCATACAAGGATATATTGTAAAGCCATTTCTATTGCCTATCTTGTCATCGACTTTTATCTTGTAACTTGGTGTGTCGTCTTCTTTCCAAGTTAGTTCAGTTATTGCGCCAGTATATGTATCGCCAGTTAAAAACTTGAACGTTACTATATCTCCGCAGTTATAGGTGTGTGATCTTTTTTTTGCCATATTTTATTTATTTGTTATTTTTAATAATTTAGTTATTGATTCTATTGTTTCTACTACATATTCCCAATCCATACCGTCTTGGCCGAAATGCATAAACTCACCTTCAAAATCTTTCTGACCTCTGTATGTTGAGTCATCTATAAGTATATCGCCTTTTAGTAGATTTTTGTGATGAGTAAGTATTACTTTGCGTCTTAAAGAAGGTAGATGTTTTTCAATCCAATTTCTTTTCTGCCCCCAAGCGTCAGGGTTATTCCAAGGTGGGGTTGATGCTATATACACGTCGTGTCCCATGTCTAAGAGAGCAGCCACTGCATCGATTGCACCGGGCATAGGTGTAAAGGTACTGAAGTCTAAAACCTCATCTGGTTTGACATGATGACCTAGTTCTGTTGGGAATTGATCAGCTAACGAGTTTGCTGCTGATTGAAAATCTGCAAGGACGCCGTCCATGTCGATATATATTGTGAGTTTTTGATTAGGCATTTGCTCCGTCGACTTTATCCTGCACTTTGTTGCAGATGTTTGTATACGCTGACCCTGAGTCATGAGCATTGAAAGCTTTGCCGTATATCATTTCGTTGTTTTTTGTGATTGTAATTAGATTTGAGTTTACGTCTAATTTTACTGTGTAGGTACCGATTGTTTTTTGCATTTGTTAGTTGTTATTAGTTATATATAAATATAAACAAATTATCCGAGATATGAAAGGATTTAGCGGGTTAATTTAAGCTAATTTTGAAAAGTTATTAACAATTTCTTTCACCTTCGTATATATGTTTAAGTACCGGGAATCTTAGCGAATAGTCTCCGGCTTTGTTTTGCGATTCTTCAAAGTATTGTATGGTAACTGTTTTACCTATTATCAATTCTGGATTGGCCTCATATTTTATCCTTTGCTCTTGAGAAAAACCAGATCCTACACCAACTTCATTTCCTTTGTGTGTTATATATATCTGAGCTAGCATAGGCATTAAAACTTCTTTACCACTCCTTAGTATTCTATGATTTTCAAAATCACAACTTTCAACAACATATTCAGCATCGTGCATTTCTTTTACTTTCAATATATCCTTAGACCGCTTGCCTTTGTAACCTGTATTTTTACGTACCATGATTCCTTCATGACCTAATTGTTTAGCTTCGTCCATCATTTCATTAAACATAGTTTCAGATTCTATAGGATTTTGTTCTAGTAAAGTTAATGTATGTGTAGATTCAAGATCGCAACCTTCTAGGTTTACATATCTATCTTCTAATTTAGTTGTACCAACTTGAGTATCAAATTCTTCTAATGTTAGATAATCGAATATAACAAACTTAGGATTTTTAATTGTATGGTCTTTGCGTCGTATTTCTTTCATTACATCTTGGAAATTTTCGTTACCGTTAGCATCCATCAAGCATAGCTCGCCGTCAAGTACAAAATCACCTGGTATTTTTACAACCTCATCTAAAACTTTTTGTAGTGTTTCAAATTCGTTGCCAGCTCTAGAGTGAGCAGATATTTCGTCTTGCTCTTTGCGTATAATACATCTTACGCCATCAAGCTTTCTAGATCCCAGCCACTCCTCATTTGCAAAATCAGGTAGTACATCAATAGCTTCAGCTAATGCAACTTTAAACTGAGGTATTAAATAAGGTATAGCTTTGTTGATAAGACTGGCTCCAGCTCTAGTCTTTAAATCCTTATCAAGTATGTTATATATTATATCCTCATATTCTTTATTGTTAGCCACGAATGCGTTAACCATAGAGATTGCAGTGTGGCCTGTGTATGTTTTATTTGCCAAGCTTTCCAGAAGTTCAACTAATGTGTTTGCATCATTAGAGTCACATAGATGAGAAAGTTTCTTACAGTTTTTTGAACTAACACCAAAGTGTATATAGGGACTATAAACATAAACAAGTATATCCGTTAACCAATGGTTTTTAGAATATGTCTTGATTATATCTTTTTTATCGTTAGAGCTTGAAGTAGCACGTAGATCATTTGAAAAATTCCTTACAGCCTGTAGTGTTTTTTGAGTTTGCATTTTAGATATATCCATGATTATATAGATTCGTTAGCCCATTCCATATCTTGCTGTAATGAGCATTCGATTGTTAAATTATCATTTACATCTTCTTGAGTCCAAGCCGATACAAACTCACTGGATAATTTAGTCTTGTGTCTTGCAATTAGTGATTCATTAGACTGATTGAGCTCTAAAGGATCTCCTCCAGAATTAAGGAATTCCGCTGCATCTCCGTTATCGTCGAATGAACCCATTGTGTCGGGCTCTGTTGCTATATCTTCTGCAGTGAATTCAGCAGCAACTCTTTCAGTTGTCTCTTTGTCAATTTGTTTTAATCTTGCGATTTCGTTTGTAAGTTCTGTTAATCTAGTTTTTGTCATTTTTTATATATTAGTTATTGATAAGTTAGTTGATTCTTCTTCCATGATTTGTATGTCCGTCATATATGATAAAGCTTCTTGAGGACTGTATTCTAAATTTTGAGGATTGTTCTGTCTTCTTACCTCAGTGTAAATTACTACTTCTTGGTACATTTCCACATCTGAGGCTTTGATTAAAGTACCTTGTTCATCGAGGTGAGATTTAAAGATTAGTACTTCTCCAACCTGTACTAGGTCTGTTAACTCTTTTTTAGTTAACTTAAAGAAGTTATCATATTTGTGGTTTGTATGAATGTGGTATTCAGTTACCGAACGTGATCGGGTTGAGCTAGCTTGCATGTTTAATTTTGGCATTTTTTAATTTTTAGTTAGTTATTAGGTTGTTATTTATACTATAAATATAATCAATTTATCCGAGATATGAAAACTTTTAGCGGGCT